ATACAGACGTTGCAGAATTTCAAGAGACAGATGTGGGATAGCTTGCATGATACTTCCATTGACGGGGCAAAGGCAGTAGAGGTCTCCACCCAATCCGTCAGTAAGTTTGTTGAAGATATGACAGTAAACACGGGTCGCTCAATGGAGAAGGCGACATGGGGAGTCGGAGGTTTCGGAACACAGGTGGCTAAGTGGATGCATCTTGTTCAGGAGGAGACAAGGAAGGCGGCCGAGCAGATGGAAACGTTCAGCAGGGTGTCCGGGTTTCAATCTCCAATGCAAAGGATGGGCGTGACCGGGCCAGACTTGAGGAAGCTTGGAGTTTCCACGGGGACTATAGGACAGATGTCCCAATCTACTCTCCCGAGGACTGTAATGGGCGACGATCCACATACGCACGCATTGGTTGCTCTGCGCCAGGAAAAGGAGGATGTGGAGAACCGCCTCGCCATCCTCGAGGAGATGGGCAATAAGGAACTGGAGCAGAACGCCCAGTTCATGAAGATGAAAGAGGAGGCCATCAAAGCCCACAATGCCCGCTTAAGGGCCCTACAATATGCCGAGGCCCAGATGGTTCTCCAAGCCGGGCAGCAAATGTTTGATAGCCTTGCGACCGCTGTGAAAGGATATGCGGGTGAACAGTCCAAAGCCTACATGGCAATGTTCGCTGCGTCGAAAGCTTTTGCGATCGCCGATGCGACAGTCAAGATCGCCCAGGGTGTAGCGAATGCCCTGTCCTTACCATTCCCGGCCAACCTCGTGGCGGCTGCGGGCGTGGTTGCGGCAGCGGCGAACATCATGACTACGATCCAGTCGGTGCAGCTTGCGATCTCTGGCGAGCGGCAATTCGGCGGACCGGTGTCGGCCGGGAAGTCTTACATGGTCGGGGAAAAGGGTCCGGAAGTCTTCTCCCCGGCGGCGAACGGGACGATCCTCCCTAACGACCGGGTGGGAGGTAGTGTGCGGGTGGTTATCAACAACTATACCGATGCCAAGGCCTCCGTTACTGAGCGCACGGAAGGATAGGAGAAGGTGATAGAGATCGTCCTCAAACGGATCAAGAGTGAGGTAGCCTCCGAAGTCAGGGACGGACGTGGTGAGATCCCACGGGCTATGGAGTCCTCCTATAGCTTAAGGAGGGGAAAGTCAGCGTTGTCTTCGTTGTCTTTTGCGTTGTCTTCGTTGTTTGGACCCGGAGACGTCCGCAAGGACCCGTAAGGGATCTTCATTTAAGACTGGGGGCCGTATGGAATTAGCCTTGGAAACGGTTTGGCCGGCGGACCTCCCGCTGCCGAAAGTGGACTACACAGGACTGCCCCGCAACACTACCCTCGTCAGCAAACGGGACTCCGCCTACATCACCCGGAGGTCCCGGTTTGAATGTACTTATGCGATGCTGTCAGTCTCGTGGTGCCTTACCAATGACCAATTGGAAGATTTTGAAACGTTCTTCACCGGGGAGCTGGACAACGGGATCGCCCAGTTCAAGATTGAACTCCGCTACCCGGAGAACTCGGCCCTCAAGGAGTGGGCGGTCCGCTTCGACGAGGGTTACAGCACCACCTACGAGGATGGAACGTGGCTGGTTCAAGCTTCCCTGGATCTTGTCGGCCCTATACAGATCCCTGTCGTTGTCGGCTTGCCCACCTATGAAGACTTTGAGTCCTACGACGACGATGTGGACGTTCATGGCCTTACCGGGGGAGAGGGTTGGATAGGGTCCTGGAGGGTCCTCGACAATCCGTTTGGGATCAAGTCGGAGGAGGACTTCGAGTCTTACGGGGACGATGTGGATCTAGAGGGCCTGGATGACGGGGATGGTTGGGGAGGAGCTTGGTCAGTCCAATAAATAATAAACATATGTCAGCAAGAACAAAACTCAGGACGTTCTCCAGCATAGCGGACCAAAGGTGTCGGCTAATCAACTCCAGCATTGCCCGCTTGTGGGGTGATGACGTCGGGACGGATTGGACAACCATCCGGGTCGGGTGTCGGATCTCGATTGACGATTCTGGAGCAGACATAACATCGACGCCCAGGTTCGCCTATGGGATTTGCAGCGGCATTACCAATCCGTTCATCAGTGCTACAACCGACCATTGGTTGGGAGGATTGTTGAATGATGCCACCCTAACTAGGGCAGTTGGTCCGCCCAAACGATATACAGGTGGTGACGGTTTGTGTGCCGCCAAAAGGATCGGGAACACCAACACAATCGGCAGCTCCTTAACACAGATAGGATTTGGGCAACAACAGTTCACCTTCTATTACTGCGGGACGGCGAACCGCTCGGTTCTATTTTTAGACATCACCAAGGGAGATCCTAACTTCACCCTCCAAGTGAAACTGTTTGCCGGGTATGGGTATGGAAGTTCGGAGGATGTGAGTATAGAAGAGTTTTTAACCCAGCTTCCATTATCGTCGCCCGCTCTTATCGGACATTACACCACTGCTAGTGTTGACATTGCTGTCGATGAGGCCGCCGACGGGTTCTTCAATGCGGTGAACATTAGTTGGGATAGGACGAGCCCGGCCATCGAGGTCAGTGATGTAAAGGTTGTACAATTGGCTTAGGGAAAAGCCCTTGCTAGTGCTCCTTGTTGGATTGTAAACTTCCTAAATTATGAGTGGTGAAACTACTCGATGGACCAGACGGTTGAAGTACAAGAACCGTTATATGGGAGGTGTCTATATCGTAGGGTTTATTGTGTTCTTCACCTCCTATTTCACGACGTTCGACGAGGGTCAGGTGACCTTATCACAGATCAAGAATCCGGTGACTTATGACTACATCCGGCCGTGGATCAAGTCAATGATCGTTGGGTTGGTCGCCCTAGGCGCTTTGCTTGATGATCGCGTGGGGAAGAGGCGCCGGAGGATCGAGGAGGAGGAGACACAGGGACTCACTCAGGAGGAGTGGATCCGGCGGGAACTAGAGAAAGGAAAAACAACGACATGAGCAAACTAATAAACAAAGTCAGTCTGGGAGCCTTCGCAGTTATCTGTGCAGCGTTGGTGTTATTTGGCTCCTATAACAGCGGGTGCCTTGCGGGCAAAGGACAGTACGATCCGGCGACGCAGACGTACAACACCAACGCGATCGCAGACACGTTGGTAGTCACCGCCCAGAACACCCGTCAGGTGGCGGCCGACGCATTCGACGGTTTGATGACCATCGAAGCCCACAACGAGGAAGCCTTGAAGGCCCTCAATCCAAAGATCCACGAGGTCGCCAACGCCGTCCGTAAGAACGGGAAAGGATGGCTCGGCGATCTAACAAAGGCGATAGCGGATTATCAAACCGCTAGGTCGGCCGAAAACGGAACAAAGCTCAAGGCTACCCTTAAGGTGGTGGATGATGCTTTGTTGGAGGCGATGAAATACTTGGCAGAGGCCAGCAAGAAAGCGAAGGTGACTCCGTGACTCCTGCTCAATTCCTAGCACTACTGGAAACGGCCCGTTGGATCTCAGCGAATGCCCCTTCGTGGGCGGATAACTTCCGCAAGAAGGGTGAGTTGACTCCTGAGATGGAGGCGGCCTATCAAGCCCACGAGAAAGCGATCTTCGACAAACCTGAGGCGCAGGTGCGCGACGAAGATAGTGAATGAAACAAGTACTCTACCTCGAGGACCAGCCCACAGACGGCGAGCTTGTCGCCTATAAGATAAGGGACATGGCGAGGGTAGAGGTTTGTCCTAACAAGACGCGGTTCCTCCAGCTGCTTAAAGATCGGCGGTGGGACTGCGTCTTAATGGACCTCAAGCTGCCGGATACCACCGGAGAGGAGGCGATCAGGTTAGTTAAGGAAGTGGCCCCGCAGATTCCAATCATCATCGTGACAGGGTCGGTTAATCACGAGGACGCCAACAAGGCGTGCTCCTACGGGGCGAAGCGTTACTTCCTTAAACACGATCTCGAAGGTTTGCCCTCGGCCATAGAGGATGTGTGCAAAATAAGTGAGAAGGACAATGAGAACGTAAGGGAGAACCGGGCGGCCTTGTTAGGCCACACGATTACAGGAATCATCCACGATTGGAACAACGTCCTCGGTCCTTTCCTCTCCGGGCCGGGCCTTATTAGAAAGATGATCATGGATGAATTCCACATAACCTCCCTGCCTGTTCCGATGGAGAGGACCCTTAGTGCAATGGAGAGTTCCGGCCGGCATGGAGCAGAGATGTCAAAGCAGATCACCGCCTTCGTCCGTGGCTCCAACGGATTTAAGTCTAGGATTGTGACTGCAGAGTTTCTCCTTACAGAGATCGGACAGGTCATGCGTGATAGGTTCCCGAAGAACATCCTGACCTCGACCGTTGCACTTCCCGGCACCTCCTCTGTAAAATGCGATCAAACCCAAATTCATCAGGTGCTTCTCAACCTTTGTGTCAATGCGAGGGATGCGATGCCGGGAGGAGGACAGATCCAAGTTACTGCACAGGACATGCACCTGAACGAACCTCCACTAGTGGGTGAATATGTTATGTTTCAGGTGCGGGACACCGGGCCGGGTATTTCCGACAATCACAAGGACAAGATTTTTGAGCCTTACTACACAACGAAGGAGGCCGGCAAAGGCACCGGGGTTGGACTCTCCGTAGCGAAGAAGATTGTCTCTGAACATAGAGGGGCGATTGACTTTCGGACGGGCTCCGCCGGGACCTGTTTCTTCGTGTACTTGCCCGCCACCAGGGAGGGAGTGGACGACGGGAAGAAGAGCGTAGAACGATATGACGGGCAGGGTAAGACAGTTTTGTATGTGGATGATGAAGTCCATATGCGCCACTTGGTGGAGGTGATTTTAGAGGATGCCAAGTATCGTGTGTTAATCGCCCAGGGTGGTATGGAGGCCCTCTCCTATTTCCGGAGCGGGGAGAAGATCGACCTGCTCCTTACAGACTTAAACATGACTATAATGGACGGCTTACAACTAGCCCAGCTGTTAAGGGACCAGAGTTTTCACCTACCTGTTATTATGGTAACAGGACAGCCTGACCTTGAGATTGATACATTGGACCCGCGTCCCGATGTATTGTTGTACAAACCCGTTGAAACGGAGAAGCTATTGACTGCACTGAAAACTGCATTGAGACTATGACTCCTTGGCCGGACACCATTCCCTCGCCGCTCGTGCGGGCCCAAGTGAACGCCGATCCCAGATCGGAGACGACTGAGATGGAAGGCGGCTGGATCCGTAGGCGTCGTCAACACGTCGAACCCCGGATAGTTTGGGATGTGGAGTGGAACCTCGTTGCGGACCAGTTCGCGTTGTTTGAAGACTTCTTTAAGGACAGCCTGGCAAACGGGAGTCTCCCTTTCGCCCTTTACATGTTGGGTGGATTCAAGCAGATGGTGTTTGCGGACGCCGATTACTTCTACACCCGGACGGATAACCTCGTGAACGTCTCCGCCAGCCTCGAGCAAGTGGCGCCGACGAACTGGATCCTGGCCAGCGGGAGTTGGGATGATGAGGGCAATTGGGATGACGATGAGGAGTGGAACGATTCCTGACCTATGCCAAATCCATCACTCGAGGACGCCATCAAAGAAGCCTATGCGGTTGCTCCAACTAGCAAAGTCATTTACGATACGTTGGAGATCAAGCAACCTACGGTTCAGGATCCTATCTACCTCGTCCGGGCCCAAAGGGAAATCGTGGCCTTCGACGAGGACGGGAACGAGCGGACATTCCGGCCTGCCGGCTTTCAGTTCACCCTCCCTCCAGAGAACGAGGAGGGCTTTCGTAGCTTGAACATAGCCATCGACAACGTAGGCCGGGAGGTTAGCGACTTCGTTCACGCCGCCAAGTCGGAGCAGGTCACCGTAGAAGTGATCTATCGGCCTTACCTGAGCGACGACTTGTCCTCGCCACAAATGAACCCGCCGCTCGTCCTCTATCTCAAGGATCTGCAAATCACCCCGGCCCAGGTCACCGGACGCGCCACCTTCATGGATATTGTGAACAAGAAATTCCCAACGGAGCTGTACACGAGAGC